TTACGGGAAAGATGACTTCCGTTTTGTAGAAGGTCATCATGTCTTCGTTTGACCATTGGTCAAGCATATCATTTAAGAGGTCAAAAGCATCCTGTGCCGCCTCTGGGGTCGGGGTTTCGCCCGCCTCAAGCGCACCAATGTCTTTTAGAGCGCGGGAAACAATATCAATAGGTTGGGTCATGGCCTCACACTTCTAAAGTAAAAACTTGCGGCAACCATGGGAGCTTAGACTTTTTCTTGCCCATGTTTGCAAGTTGGGCTTGAAGGTTAGATGTTATAAGATTTTTACCATCTCTCATAGACTCGTCATAAATCCATTCCGCAATCTGTTGCTCGGTGACTTGATGGTAAGGAGTCTCTAGCTTGGGTTCTTGGAAATACCAGTTGCCCTCGGTCTCGACCTTGTTTACACCATCTGTTAGCGAGACAAAATATTTTGCGTGAGTGATAAGCTGACCATCAGCGGTCACTTCTAAAATTTTCCAAGTGCAGTTATCCATTTATTTTTCCTCGTCAGCGGGTAATGGTTCGTTGCCTTCTGACAAAGCTCGTTGCGTTGTCCATCCGTAGCGCAGTCGGCTACGCAATTTGTCTGGCTTCATGCCAAGCTCCTTTGCCCATTGGGTCACGGTTTGTCGTTTGCCACCATATTCTAAGAATACATTGGCTCTAGTGTTGTTTGCTTGTTGTTCACGGGTAGCCCAACGGCAATTTGCCTTATGGTAGTTCCCGTTGCAGTCAATCCGGTCAAGACTCATGCCATCAGGCACTTCACCCATGTCAGACAAGAAATTGGCAAAGTCATCCCAACGCTTATCGTATGTGATGCCACGGCACGAATAGTCTTTGCCCTTTCCAACATAGAAGGGAATGTTTGTATCTTTACGAAGATGCTCGTAAACATAAAACATTTACTTAGCCTCCAACTTTTCTATTCTGTCTGTTAGGGATTGTATGATTGCTTGTTGTTCTTGGATTGCCGCAGTCAAAAAGCAAACTAATTTAGATGGGTCAACACCTTGATAAACGGGTTTACCATTTTTATCCACTTCGTCTTTTGTACCGCCAACCGCTTGAGGCACAACCTCTTGCAATTCATGCGCTATGAAACTATATCCAACAGAGTTATCTTCTTTCCAATTAAATTTAACTGGTTTTAGTTGTGCGACAGTTTGCAAAGCATTTGGAAGCGGTATTACATTTTCTTTTAAACGATAGTCAGATGAGCCGTTGTAGTTTGTTGTTCCACCGACTGTTTGAATATAGCCTTTTTGTGAAGAACTTGTTTGAAAACTTATGTGGGTAAATGTGCTTGTTGAACCATTTGTAATTGCATATCCTGTTGGATACATTGACCAGCCTGTACCGCCAGAACTTGTAGCCCCCACCAGCAAGTTACCGCCGTTGTCGATACGCATTGCTTCGCCGTTTAATGCATTTCCGATGCGAACAAATCTAAGAGGGCCACCATTGTCATCTGCAATTAATGTCCAGCCATCCGTAGAATTGTATTGAGTAAGTTTAAGATTCGTTCCACTTGCACTTGCTGCTTTAACTTCTAATTTTGCACTAGGCGTAACACCAATCCCCACATTCTGCGAGGTGTCTATCGTGACCGCAGTTGTGCCGTTGTTACTTGCGAGTTGCAGAACCCCAGAGGTATCGCCTGTGAGGTTTAGTGATGTGCCGCTAGATGTTCCTGCGGAGATGATGGATGCCATTTATTTTTCCTTCGGATATTTGTCTTTCACGGCCTGAATCTCGGCTTTCCAAGCATCTAAGCCCTTGTGAAAGATAGTGTCGAACTGATCCGCAAATGATGGGTATTCGGCGGCTCTTTTGTATTTGTAGGCTTCGGGGTCAACCCAAGCATCAACCAAGGTTAAGTCAATTTCAACCTTGTTTCCTTGGGAATCGAACGCACCTGCACCATCGTCAACAGTAACGACCTGCGGGTATAGAGCGTAGACAGCTTTATGATTCATGCTGCGATCTCCAACGCAATTATTGAAGAAACGGTTCTACCGTCATACGCCAACAAATCAGCGTCTCTAGCTGACCGGTTAATAGAAAGAGATGTGCCATTTGAAGATAGAGCCTGAACTTTGTACGTAGTGGCAGATGTTGTTGCCGGACTATCTAAGTATGCTGCTGAATAAGTAAACTGTTGCTGTGTTGCTGTGTTAATTACACTTGTAGCACTTCTTCTACTTCCAGCAGTATCCGCTTTAAATATCTCCGTACTATTGCGTATCAAAGTTAAATATCCATGCATAGTATCGCCGGGGGTACTGCCGTTTACATTATATAAAACCAAAATTTTACTAGATGCAGAAGAAGGCGTTATAGACAAAGATAGCCCAGTAATATCTACATAAGAAGTTGACGTAGTTGTAAACGAATCTGTTTTTGCTGTCTGAACCACCTGCAACACCGACCCAGTAGGTAATGCGGCTTTAGGAATAACCTGACCGCTAGATGCAGTTGTGATAATTGTCCCTGTGTTTGCGGGTAGCGTAAGCGTATTAGTGCCAGCCACCGCAGGGGCGGCGAGGGTGATAGAACCCGAAGTATCTCCAGAAATAGAAATGCTTGCCATGCCCTCTCCTAAAGAATGACCCAGCGTTGTCCGCTGGTGACTGTGACTGACTGTCCGCTCGCAATCGTAATTGGGCCGACAGAGTGTCCGTTAAATCCCGATCCGATGGTGTAGCTCGCAGAGACAGTTCCAGAGTTTACAAAAATGCCGTTGCTCGCAATAAGTTCTGGGCTGCTCAGTTCGCCCTTATTTGGGTTGTATCTTAGCTTGGTAGAGCTGACATTTTCAGATGTGATCGTGCCTGTGGTTGCGCTAGTAAAGGTCAGATAACGGGTTGCGTCTGTGCTGGTGTCATCGCTAATCGTCAGTCCCGCAGAGACCGCAGACCAGACAATGTTGGTTCCGTTATAACTGAGCGCAGTTCCCGCAGAGACAGGAGCCGCGAGGAAAGAGGTTGCCCCCGATCCTGTCTGATAAGGGATTTGGTTTGCTGCACCGCCCGCGAGGTTTGTTGCCGTGGTCGCACTTGCCGCGCTGCCGCCAATTGAGAGTCCTGATGCGGTTCCGGTAAGACCTGTTCCCGCGCCCGTGAAGGAGGTTGACGATAGGATTCCGGTGCTTGGGTTGTATCTCAGTTTGGTGCTAGATACATATTCGGTCGCAAGGTTTCCCGTGGTCTGGTTAGCCAGGAGGGGATAGTAGGTTGTGTTGGTTGTGGTGTCATCCGTAACAGATGCGTAACTTACAGGTGTTGCCCAAGTGGGTGCGCCCGATCCGTTGCTCTGTAAAAACTGTCCCGCAGTTCCAGCGGAAGTAAATGCAAACGCAGTTCCAGTTCCGTAAGACACCCCGCCCGCAGTTGGGGTTGCGGTGGAGTTTGTGCCTCCGTTCGCAATAGGAAGGGTTCCGGTTACACCAGTCGTAAGCGGAAGACCTGTTGCGTTTGTGAGCGTAAGAGAAGTTGGAGTTCCAAGATTAGGTGTTACTAGAGTCGGACTTGTGGACAACACAACCGAGCCGGTTCCAGTCTTAGTAGTGACCCCTGTTCCTCCATCTAGCACCGCAAGAGGAGAAGAAAGCCCAGAGATCGTCCCGCCCGTTATAGCGCCTCCAGACATCGTGCCGCCCGTAATCGCTACGGAGTTGGCATTTTGCGTGGACATCGTGCCAAGACCCGTAATTGCCGTGTTTGGGATGGTCGTGGATGCGGTGAACGCTCCAGTCCCGTTTCCGAACACATATCCCGTCAGCGTGGCGGCTCCCGTGCCTCCAGAGGCAACCCCAAGGGGGGCAGAAAGCCCAGATATTGTCCCGCCTGTGATCGCCACCGCGTTCGCGTTTTGGGTTGCCATAGACCCCAAACCCGTAATGTCCGAGCTTGGGATGGTTGAAACAGTAGAAAATGGGCTAGTTCCGCTTGCTTTTAGGTATCCAGCGGTGAAAGTAGCAGCTCCGCTTCCCCCGTATGCGACACCAATCGTTCCCGCGTTCCATGTCCCCGCAGTTAGGGTTCCAACACCCGTAATTCCTGTGTAAGACCCGCTGATTCGCGCGGTGTCTATCGTTCCGCTGGTGATTTGGCTCGCACCAATCGCAATATTTGTGTTGGTGACAGACGAAATCTGCCCGTATGCGTTGGTCGTAAAAACAGGGACTTGCGATGCAGAGCCGTAGGTTGTTGCGCTTCCAACGGGGGTTAGGCTGAATTGATAGCCAGCAAGAGTAAGTCCTGCTCCCGCAGAATACATCGCGCCCACAGAGAGGGCAGACCAGTTGACCGCAGTTGTTCCGAGCGTTCCTCCTGGCTGGGCAGAGCAATACCATGCCGTTCCAGCCGTGGTGCTTCCTGATTCCACAAAAGTGACCGCGCCGACCAATTCGTTCCAAGTGTCTGCATCGGTTGACCGCGACCATGCACCCGCCGAGGCAATATATATTCCGTTTTGAGACGCGGTGGTTTGGTTTTTAACTAAAACACGATCCCCAGACGCGACTGAAATTCCATCAATCGTCTGCAATCCAGACAGAGTGATGTTGGCGGTGGTTGCGGTTAGAACTGCGGTTTTCCAAGTAAGCCCAGCCGCGATGTAGTCGACATAAGTCTTGTTTGCCACATCCGTTCCCCCAACAGGGGAGGATGAAACTGTTGCGCTAGTAAAGGCTGCGGTTGAAGGAGATGTCGCGCCAATCGTGGTGCTATTGATTGTGCTATTTGTGATGTTTAAACCAGATTGAAGCGGATTTATGGGCGCAAAAAACGGGGTTCCCGCTGGGCCAATCAGCGTGACAGGAGCAAATGTCGGTTCAGGCTGGAATATCCCCTGAACTGGGACAATGTTAGTCGTTTGCGTCTTGGCGGTGTCATTCGCCATAATGACCCTCAGTCAGCTTGAACTGCGGTGATGTAAAGAGTATTTGTTCCTGAAGAGATGCCCTTTATATAAAAAGGCTCTGCGGGACACGCAATCACAACCGGATAGTTCATCGCGGGAGGAAGGGTATAACTTCCCGATCCACCAGAGGAAGCGATCACGGGGTCAGCAACAGTTGAGGAGTTAGAAAACTCAACCGCAGCGGTTCCAGTTCCAAGGTTTAGCAGTTGCACATAATTCGCTTGGTCGTTGTTGGGGGAAGTGATTT